ATTGTTGCTGACATGCGTGAACAAGGCGACTACATTGATTGGTACTGTAGTGGTATTGGCAACGAAGAATTAGGTAACGGCTTAACAGGTGCTATCCCAGACATCTCCGATGGACGCAATTATGTACCAGAAGGTACTATTACTGAAGAAATTGAATTGGATTTAAACCGATTAGGGTGGAGGCCAGTACCCTGGAGTGACGATGAAGATTGATACTGAACATTTACATTTTTGGATGAACGCTATCCGTGAAAGCAATAACCCAATGCGTACACTCGATGCGTTTTGGAGTGGGCAAATGAAAAGCAAAGAATGGCTTATAGATAATCTAGAGCCATTTGTAACTAAACCTAGCCGTATAGAAATACACGGTGGTTGGGTAGGTGTACTGGCCAGTATGATATTTCAAAGTAAAATACCTGCTCGCTATATTGCCAGTGTAGACATCGATCCACTATGCCAACACGTTGCTACCATGATGAATAAGATAGAAGAACAGGACGGCAAGTTTAAAGCAATTACTCACGACATGTGTACAGTTCCAGTTCATGGTGATGTTATTGTTAATACAAGTTGTGAACATATCACCCAAGAGCAATATAATATTTGGTTAGAACGAATGCCAATAAATAGTTTGCTAGTACTACAAAGTAATAACTACAAGATAGCAGAACATGTTAGGCTTGCCGAGTCGGTTGACGATTTTGCAGAACAGTGTAAAATAAAAATACTGTGGCAAGGTGAACTGCAACTACAGTTATACAAACGATTTATGATAATTGGAACCAAATGACAACATTAACATTTACAGCTGAAGAACTTTTTGAAGACATTCCTGGAGATCCAGATAATGTCATTATGAAACTTCCTCCAGAAATTTGCGAAGCACAGGGTTGGGTAGAAGGCGACACACTTAATATTCAAGTAGAAGATGGAAAGATGATCATTAGCAAAGCATGAGTAAGGACGATTTACTGGAACTGACTGGGCAAGTCACTGAGGTATTGCCTGGCAATATGTATAGGGTACAGCTGGACGATAACCAGCATATCATATTGGCCTACTTGGGTGGCAGGCTAAAACAACACAAAATTAAAATTATTTTGGGCGATAAGGTCCGAGTGGAAATGAGCACTTACGACTTATCAAAAGGTCGTGTAACATATAGGTTATAAAATGAACACAGTAATGGAAACGGTATCTTCTGTTTGCAATCAAGTTAGACATAACAGCAAACATGGTGTAAGTTTTCAAAACCTGTTGACCATGCTACGTAGAGAGTTTCGTGGACGTGGATTTGATCTTAAAATAAAATCCGATAGAGATAAAGGACTAGGTCCTGTAGAATTTTATGTCAACGCATACTACGATGCCGAAGACGATCGAAATAAAGAAACTCCAATTGAAGTAGTAGTACATCACAATTTTGAAAAATCTGCAATATGGGATCAAAAGCATACTACAGAATTTTTAATACAAATATTTGATGCCACTGTACACGAATACAAACATCAACGCCAAAGCATAAAACGTAAGTATAACGTATACGCTGAAAATGTTAAATCCCCTTACAAAGAATATCTTGCAGAAGATGACGAACTTGATGCTTATGCACTTAGCATTGCAATCGAACTTTGCCGTACTTTGGGAAAATTTAGAGCATTGAGATTAATGAGTAAAGCATCGGCCCTTGCCAGATTGAAGTTTAATGGCAGGTATGTTAGTCCAAACTTAGCGGCATACTTTGGACAGTTTGGATCAATTGACAATCCATTACTCAAAAAGTTAACCAAAAAGGTATATGTACGTCTACAAAAGATTGACACGGATGCAGTTTTCCTATAAAATACAAAGTATAGCAACTACACACAGAGAGCGAAATGGCTAATAAAGAGTTTCCTACGCAACAGGTTCTAGAGCTAGCCTGTGCGGCACAACGCATCAACGGTGCTTACATTAAAGAAGCAGAAAACGTCTGGGCTGAAGACGGTGTCTTTATGTACTCTAAAAAGACCAACAAAATGTTAATGTTGTGTACTCTCATCCCTACAAACTGGACTGCCGATCCAAAAGATGCTCCAATGCCTCTAAGGATACTACCCGAAGATGTTGCACAAGCAGAAGAAATCAAACGACACTTTCGTAAATTCATGTTTAGTGCTATCGAAGGCGAAAACGATTTTCAAACTAATATAAATGCTATTCTCAGTTCCGAGTTAGTTGCTACTAACAAGTTTGGTTATGTTGGTTGTTTGCCCAGCGTATATGCGAGAGATATTGTTCAAACCAAAGTTAAAAAAGCCGCAGGAGCTGTCGAAGAAGGTTATTTGGCAGAAATTGGTAGCACCATCAAAGATTTAGATGCAGAAATTATTTCCTCAGTTAAGTCAAAAAACTTTGAAGGCTGGAACATAGATGCTATAATAAACAATAAGATGGTATCTTGGATGAACAAAACGGATCTTAAACTAGGCCCAGCTGTTGTAGTCAAAGCCAAAGTTAAAGATTGTAACAAACACTGGAAACATCAAAATGATGTGACTAGACTACACTATGTAAAGGCGGTACAATAAATGGCAGGTAAAGCAAAATCAATTTATCTTACAGTGACCACACTGGATCATAAAACAGTATTTCATCGTATGTTTTTTAACGCACAGCATTATAATGATTTTGTTAAAACTGAAGAATTTAAAGCAAAGTATCCAACAACAGAATATAAAATTGTGAAAGAAACTTATTAACATGTCTTACTCTTGGATTTTGATTATTGCTATGTATAGCCCTGCTGGAGACTTTATGGGTAAGGATACCGTGGGATTCGAATCCAAGAAATCGTGTGAAGCAGTACGAGTACAACTACCTAATTTGGATCATCCAATGCGTGTACGACATAAGGGACTGTGTGTGACTCGAGATCATTGGGAAGGTAAAAAGAAAATGCCAGGAGTAGACTATGACTAAAGAAAAACACAAGAAGTATCAATGGATCGATGGTGAAACTGCGGATCGCATTACTAGTATGAATCTAAAAGACTATCGTGCGTATCTTAAGAAAGAAATCAAGCAGTGGAAGAAGAATCCTAAAAGCGATGCTAATCCTACCGGCTACTGGCTACACCCAGAAGATGTAGGACTTAACATTCAAACTATTGCGGCACTGGATTTGATTATCAGTCATTTTCCAGAAACATCGGATGAGATAAAATGAAACAAGAACTAGACAAATTGTTGTGCGAGCGGTATCCAAAGATGATGGTAAACCGCAACAAAGGTATGCAAGAAACTTGTATGTGTTGGGGCTTTGAATGTGGAGATGGTTGGTTCAATATCCTGGATCAGCTAATGGGTAATATTCAACATCACATTGATTGGAAGGAAAAGCAACGTAAATGGGCTATTGAATATAACGAAATGGCCACACAGGCCAAGGCTGGCAACTTTGACTTGTTTGAAGAAACTACAAAGGCTCAACCCAACGATGAGTATAAAGAAAAACGACTAGCGGAAATTGTTGCTGGAGACTTTAGACAAGTGCCCGACTCAATTCCACAAGTGACACTGGACCAAGTCAAAGAAAAGTTTGGTACACTGAGATTTTATTACTCAGGCGGTGATGACTATATCAGCGGCATGGTTAGCCTAGCAGAAAGTCTAACTGGTGTCACTTGCGAAAGCTGTGGTAACGTTGGTGAGCGGCGCGGTGGCGGTTGGGTGCATACATATTGCACACCATGTGAAGAAGCACGTGAAGTTGCTCGTGCAAAAGCAGACGAAGAATGGGAACATAAAAAATTACTCAAAGAAGGATTTGAAGAATAATGGAAAAATTTATGGAATGGTTTGGTCGTAACCGTATAACGATCGGATACACTGTTGGTGGAATAAATGTGTTGAATGGAGTTGCAAGCGTGGCTCTTGGAGACACAGTGAGTGGTGTATTATTTATTGTGTTGGGTTCAGCAATTATTTTTGATGCAAAGGTTTTCAAATGATTACAATGAAAGAATGGATGGAATTAGTTGACTATAAAATCACCGAAGGTGGTGAATATGGTTGGGGTTGTTACGGGCCTAATAGCTATACATTAGATTCGTGGAACGGTGTTCACGGCGCAGGTGGATACAGTTTTAGTATCACCTTTAGTACCAAAAGCCAAAAGGTCTACGAAGTCAGCATGTGCGATTATACCAATGATCGTGCTTACAGGATGATCAATCCAAAGTTCCAAGAAAAGCATCGAAAAGAAGCAGAATCCCGTAATGTCAATTTGAACGAAGCTTGGGACTGTGTTGACTATGTGGATTTGGATGTGCTAGATGACTTTATCCAAAAGGCACTGGCTATTCGTGCAGGAGAGAGTTATGACACACGGGTACAGGTACAGGTTGACTTTTCGGACGAAGATCTGTTACAATATATGAAAATGGCACACGAGCGTGATATAACCTTTAATGAGCTAGTTGAAGATGCATTGCGCCATGCTATTGATGAAGTGGAAGCTGGACGTCTTACCAAAGAAGATGCTCAGCGTTTTGTATTAGAAAGCCAGGGATTGCTTTGGC